CATTCCGTCCATCGACACGGCCTACGAGATATTCTCGGCGATGAAAGTTGACGGCAGCGACGTGGTGAACAGCGCCTTGACGAAGGCTGGCTCCTCCACGTTCTCTGTGGCGGTTTCTCGCTGGGTTTCCGCGCGTCACAGCAATACCAACGCGTGGATTTTGTACGGCAGCGGGTACTTCGGCAACAACTCCATGGACAACAGGTATCGTGTTGCGGCGGTTGCGCTCTTAACTTTATAACTTAACACTTTGCAAAAATGAAAACGTACAAGCGAATAGAGGACACAGGTCTTTACGTGGATTGCAACAAGCTCGCGGAGCGCCTTTATCAAGTACGGTTTAAAATGCCGAAGCGTGATAGAGCTGTTCTTTGGGAACATGTCTTCAGTCACTGCATCGACATGGCCGCGTTCTTGCAAGATGCGTTTCGCGACAAGGAAAACCGCATAAAACATATAGACTTATTCCTTCATTCGTTTGCAAAATTGAAAATCCTTTTGCGGATGGCTTGCGAAATAAAGTCTATATCCGTAAAAGAACATTCTTTCGTTTTTGAATATGTGTTGAGAATCGACGAAGGCATTAACAGATGGCGCAACAGCACCGTCTGTTCTTTACGGTCAACGAAGGAGTCAAACAACGTCCTCCGTTCCGACGATATATAAATCAAGAGGAGGTGACGGAATCATTCATTCCAGTATTGGTAGTGCACCATATATCCGCTCTGTGGCGGTTTCTCGCTGGGTTCCCGCGCGTAACAACAATAACAACGCGTGGATTTTGAACAACAACGGAAACTTCAACAACAACAACATGAACAACAATAATCGTGTTGCGGCGGTTGCGAACTTGAATGTATGTTGTCCGTTGTTGTCTGTATGGTTACTCTCGAAGATATTACAATAGCATACTTGAAGGCTCGCGCCAATAAACGCAGGTCCAGGGATTCTGTTGTATTCGAGATGAACTACGAAAGCAACCTTGTAAAGTTATGGAAGTCCATAAACGAAAGGACTTTCAAGGCAGACAACAACTATGCCTTCGTCGTGACATATCCGAAGCCAAGGGAAATATTCGCTACGTCGATGGACGCTAGAATAATTCACCATTACCTCGATTGGAAGCTCCGCCCTATCTACGAGAAAATACTTTCGTGCCGTTCATTCAACAATAGGAAAGGAATGGGTCTGCACAAAGCGATAGACACTTTCTGCAACGATGTTTTTGAACTAACTGACGGCTACAAGAAAAACTCCTGGCTTATCCATTTGGATATAAAAGGATATTTCCCGAATGCCGAAGTTGAAATAGCTATAAAGCAACAGCTTGACCTTATAGAAAGATACTATGACGGCCACGACAAGGAAGATCTTGTCTATATGATGAAAGTCTGCATGAGAGCCGACCCTGCTAGACATTGCAACATATACGTCCCTAGAGAAAGATGGAACTTGATAGCGAGAGACAAGTCGCTATTCAATAAGCCAGTCGGAGTCGGCGGCGCGATAGGATTTCTTTGCTGGCAGAATGCAATGGGGATGTACATAAACAATGTTATAAAGTGGCTAGATAGTTTTGACTTTATGCGCGTAATGGTATTCGTTGACGACATCTACATAGTTACAACTGAAAAGCGGAATGCTTTAGGCTTGATTCCAGAATTAAGGAAACGGTTGTCGAAATTGAACGTAAGGTTGAACGACAACAAGTTCTATTGCCAGCATTTCTCAAAAGGAATCATGTGTCTTGGCACTATGTCGAAATTCGGAAGAAGGTATTGCAACAATACGGCTTTCTCTAGGGCGATGTCGGCTGCTGAAAACTTGAAGAATTGGAAAAAGGAAAAGAATACTTTAAAATCTGTTCTATGCTCCGTGAATTCTTATGTCGGAAACATGAAGAACAAAAACCAAAGAAGAAGGCTTTCGCTATTCGTAAAGAAAGTTCTCGGAATCATGGGAAGACATCTTTCGTGGAATAGCGGAAAGATGTGCTTCGGGTTAAAAAGGAGGAAAAATGGAAGGCGTTGACCTGACATCGTTATATACGACCATCGGCGGAGTGTTGGGCACTCCTGCCGCGCTTGCGTTTTTCTGGCTTTGGAACAAGGTCAAGGAAATCGAGAAGCGGTTAGACCAGGGCGAGACGAGATTTGACCGAATGGACGCGGAGCTCAAGGAAATAAACAAGTCCTTGAACATCATCATCGGAAAGGTGGACACGATGCTCCGCCGCTCGGGACACAACCCGGAGGAATGATGCAGACGATCGGGCTCGTGTTTATCGTGGCGTGTTTCATTTTCGTGGAGTTTAGCGAATGAAAAACAGGCTCAAGAAATCCTCCCTTAAGGTGCTGGGCTTCGAGTTTTACGAAGGCCGCAGCCTTGTGGCTAACCTAAAGCAGAACAAGGCCAGGCGCTACCACTTCTCGGGGGCGGTCCGTTTCGACATCTTCACGAATCAGGGGACGCTGCACGTCTCCCTTGCCGCCTTCTTCGAGTTCGACGGGCGCAGCGGCCCTGCCATCATCGACTGGTACACTCCTAACCTCGGCACGATCTGCGAGAAGATGTGCTGGCTTACCCACGATGCGAACGCATACGGGCTCGACTTGTCCTTCTCCGACACGAACGTACTCCTGTTTGCGATGCTCAGCGACCTCGCGGGCTACCGCACGACGAAGGCCACGACGGTGCAGCTCGCCGTATCCGTTTCGAAGTCGTGGTACGGCACGCCGAAGAAGGACGACTGGTGCTACAAGAACATCGGCAAGGTCTCGACCATCTGGGAATCCAGGAAGGCGGCGTAGTGTTGGATTCTCCCGCGTGTAGTTTGACTACGAACGGGAGACAATCAAATGCTTACAAAAAAGAAAATCATCATCCTGCATTCCAACGGCCGCGGCATGTGCGCACTCTTGAGGGGTGGCGCACTTTCCCACATGGCGCAATCTTTCATGACCGGAGAGTTCGAGTTCATCAGCTCGCCGGAACCCATCAGGGACGAGTACATCCTCAAGCACACGGTGGCCGTGCTCGTCAACCGCGTATGGAACGAGGACCACGCGTCCATCGTCCGGAGCTACGACAGGTACAGGCGACGCCCTGGATTCGGCCTGAAGGTGTTCCTGGACTACGACGACCTGATCTGGGACCTTGACGGAGTGCATACCACGCCGGACTACAACCCGGCCCAAATCGACACTATCAGTGCAGGCAAGACCATCGAAAGAACCATGGGAATGGTGGACGGCGTGTTCGTGAGCACCCCGTGGCTCGCCAGCTGCTGGAAGTACAGGTTCGGCACCGAGGCGAAGGTGGTGCCTAACTTCCTGCCGATGCACCTGTACGGCGAGAGGCGCCGCAAGATTTCCAGGAAGATCAAGAAACCGGTGGTGCTCTACGGCGGCTCTGTTTTCCATTTTAAGGAAGGCGAGAACGGGGACTTCGCGGGACCGTGGATTCACTGGCTGAAGGAATCCGTGGAGGCGGGAACTATCGAATTGCACCTGTTCCGGCCGGTTCCCTGGATGTTCCGGGACGTGGCCGACAAGATCGTATGGCACGACCCAGTGCATGCTCTCATGTTCCAGACGACCATCAGGAGCATAGAGCCGGACATCTACATCGCCCCGCTTCTGGACAACCCGTTCAACCGCGCGAAGAGCGACCTCAAGTATTCGGAGGCGTGCGCGATAGGCGCCGCGTTCGTCGGCTCCTGGTGGAAGGACGCCTGCCCGTACTCGAGCCAGCACGAGATGTGCAGGGTTACGGAAGATACCACGTCGGAGCAGCTGGCGCAGAAGGTGGCCGCGCTCTGCGAGCCGCAGAACTTCAACGCGGTGATGGAGCACCAGCGCAAGTCGCTGGAGTCCAGGTGGCTGGAGAACCGCTCCGCGACGACCTACGTGATGAAGGCCCTGTGCGGCGATTGGCTGCAGGAAGGGTAGGTATGCACGAAACTATGCACTTTTTTAATAAAAAGATGTAAAACGAAATAAGACGGAATAAAACCGAGAAAAAGCACAAAACACGCTCGAAAACAATTAAAATGCAGGTTTTGGCGCAAGCTCCGCAAAAATAGCGAAAAACGGAATAAACCTAAAGAAAATATATAAATTTCTACAATTCCTTTATTTTCAACGCTTGTGCGGTGCGTATGCACAGTTTTATGCACTTTTTCCAAAAAGCAGAACCCGGAGGGCTCGCTCCGGGTTTCTTTCCTGTAATATAGACTTTTGGGGGCGCCATGTCAAGGGAACGCCTTCGCGATGGCGTCCTCGGCGTCGCTGTCCATGATGTGCCCGTAGATGTCCAGGGTCATCTGGATGCTCTCGTGGCGCATCAGCGTCTGCACCACCTTGATGTTCACGCCCGCACGGATCAGGTTCGACCCGAACGAGTGCCGGAACCTGTGCGCGTGCGCCTTCCCCGGGAACCCGTCTGGAAACGCCTGCGCCGCGATCCTCGTGAGGGAGTACTCGTTGCAGTGAAGCTTCTCCCAGTTCCCTCCCGCCGACTCGAACCTCTCGATCTCCCTGCGCAGCCTCGGGCACAGCGGCAGCTTCGCCGGCTTGTCCCCCTTGCCGACCAGGTGGATGTACCCGTCGTGTATCTTTTCCGGGCGCATTGACACCGCCTCGCTCTTTCGCAGCCCAGCGAACGCCATGAACGCCCACGCGAGCCTCGTCTCCGGGTTCGGTGCCATGCAGACCATCCTGTCGACCTGATCCGCCGTCCAGAAGTGGCGGACCGGCTTCACTCGCTTGCGCCTAGGGATGGCCTTCGCCACCGGGTTCCCCGGCAGGGCCTCGAGCACGTTCACCACGAAATTGAAGAACGAGCTCGCGATGGTCTTGTTGTTGTTGTAGGTCGTGGCGTTCTTGCTGTCGTTCTCGGCCAGGAACGCCTCGGACAGCTCGCTGTTGCGTATCTCCTGGATCGGGCGCCCGTACAGCGGCCCGAACGCCTTAAGCGCGTTCAGGAACACCTCGATGCTGCCCGCCTTGACCCCCTTCGACCTCTGGAACTTCTCGTACCGTTCCACCGCCTCGCCGAGCGTCATCGGCTTCTCGGCCGTCCTCTCGTCGAACGAGCCGTCCCTGATGCGCGCCTGGAGCAGCGCCTTCGCCTCCGCCTTCGACGACGTGCCGAGGCTGAAGTAATGCACCGCCCCTGGCCTCGACGGGTCGGGGACGCGGGCGTACCACGTGAGCACGCCCTTCGACTTGTTGCGCTGGACGATAGTTATGGCCATCTTGTCCTATCGGGTCTTCTTCGCCTTGATCGTGTGGAACGCGACCCAGTTCAGCAGGGCGGTCGGGCTGAAAAGGTCGCCGCCGGGGTGGCGGAAGACCTCGAGCGTCCCGTCGTTGATGTAGTCGCTGATCTTGTTCCGGCCGCAGTCCATCATCTTCATGGCGCCGGACACAGTATAGTAAAGTTTCCCGAGGACGAACTTCACGTCCTTGTCCTCGAGCTGGACATTGTTCTGTGTAATCATGTTCTGGCCTCCTTCAGGAATTTTTTCGGCATCACCACGTGGCGCTCGATGTAGCGGTCTATCCATTCCGGGAGGAAGTACTTCCCCTTGCCGTAGTCCAGGTACTGGATGGCCCTGTTCTGCATCTCCCTCTGCAGGGTTCGCTTGGAGCGTCCCGTGAGCTTTACCGCCGCGTCGAAGTCGTAGTAGAGCCGGTTGTTGATGAGCACGTTCGGCTTGATTCTGGGTTGTGTCTGCTGTTCCATTCTTCATTCCTCTATTCCTTGCGGTGATTACCTGCGCCCCGGGTGGTTCGGGCACGCGTCCCACTCGTGCGCCTCCTGCATCCATCCCGGCTCCAGGGTGGGGAGTATCGCCAGGGCCTCGGCGCGTTCGTTTGCGGTAAGCTCCCGCTTGTCGCGCGGCCCCATGTAGTAGTGGGTAAGCCCGAGGGCCACGGCCTCGCATATCTTGAATTCGTGCTTCGTCATTATTCCTCCGATTCGATGAAGTCCATCATGCGGAGAATCACGGCCCCGCACTGCGCCAGCTCCTGGAGCGCGTGCGCCCTGTCGCCCTGCTGGTAAGCGTTCAGCGCCTCGTACACTTCCTCCTGGAGAATGTCGCAGGCGAAGTGCTTCTCCGATTCGTTGTTCCACTTCTTGAACCTGCGCTCGTCGTCCTCGAAGTCCAGGCCGAACGGCGCGATGCCGTCGCAGAACACCGGGTGCTTGGTGCAGGCTTTCGCGTACTCGCTCTCGATCATCTGGCGGTACTCGATGAATTTTGTGCTCGTCATGTTTTTCTCCTATTCCGCCGCCTTGAAATTATAGACGGGCTTTATAATCTTTACGACTTCGGCCGTGTCGTGGATGTTCCGGATGATTTCGTCCATCGGCTTGTACGCCATGGGCGACTCGTCGATTGTACTCTTTCCCACGCAGGTGGTGAAGATGCCGTCCATCGACTGCCTGAAATCGTCCACGCTCAAGGACTCCTTCGCCTTCGAGCGCGACATGAGGCGACCGGCTCCGTGCGGGCCCGAGAAGTTCCACTCCGGGTTCCCCTTGCCGCGCACGATGATGGAGCCGTCCCTCATGTTCATCGGGATGATGGCCGTCTCGTCCTTCTGCAGTGAGATGGCGCCCTTGCGCAGAATCCTGTTGTCGATGTCGATATAGTTATGGATGGTGCAGAACTTCTCGAGAATTTTGTCCCTGCCTATCCCGAGCCCATGCAGAAGCACGTCCAGCATGGCCTCTCGGTTCCAAATGGCATACTCCTGCGCGATCTTCATGTCGTGCAGGTAGTCCTCCAGCTGCTGGCCTTCAATGTATGCGAGGTCATCCGGTATGGACGGCTGTGCGTTCCTGGATGCCTTCAGTACGGCAGCGATTTCGGACTGCCTGCCCTCCTTTTTTAGCTGCTCGATGACAGAAAGGTCGGACTTCTTCTTGTCCTTGTGGTACTTTATCGCCAGGTTCTGGTAATGGCGGCAGACCTCGATGCCGAGGTGGCGCGATCCGGAATGTATGACAATGTAGTGGGCGCCATCGTCGTCCACGTCGATTTCCCCGAAGTGATTGCCGCCGCCCAGCGTCCCGACGGAAAACTTCAGCTTTTCCACGTAGACGGGAGCGAGGATGTCCTCTATCTTCGCACGGTCCGCGAACTCGTGCTTTTTGGTTCGCCAGTTCATCCCGGATGGTATGTCCTCGTGCCATATACGGTCCACCTTTTCGAGGTCAAACTTGAAGGTCCTGTCGACCTTGACTACCAGCATGCCGCAGCCGATGTCCACGCCGACGAGGTTCGGCACCACCTTGTCGACAACCTTCATCGTGAGGCCGATGACGCACCCGGCACCGGCATGGCAGTCGGGCATGATAGCGAACTTTGAACCCTCGGCGAACTTCTGGTTCATGAGGTTCAATACCTGGCTGTATGCGGCCTCCTCGATGTTGTCCGTGTAGATGGTCGCGGTGTTGTATTTTCCTTTTACTTCGAGCATATCTTACTCCGTTCTGTTAAAGTCCAACCATGCGCCACCGCAGTGACGCAGGTGTTGGGCTCTAGCCCTACTTCTTCGGCGGGCGCTTGCCGCCGGTCTTCTTACCGCCACAGGGCATGGTATACCTCCTTCTTGGTTGATATTTATACCTTGTTCGTTCCTTCCACGCCACGGTTCTCGCGGCCCATCGTACGCTTGTGGAGCCACAGCAGGGCTTCTTCGAGCTTGGTGATGGCGCAGGCGTTCTCGCGGCACTTGAACTCGCTGTTCTGGAAGCCTTCGAGTCGGCGGATCACCATCACGAGGAGGTCCTCGTTCATGACTCCGTTCACGCCGCATTCCTTGATGGGGCCTTCCTGGAAGTGAATCTCTGCGAGGACGAGGTTTTCGCCCTTGTGTTCATAGGAGGTCTCCTCCTGCGCCTGGATGACCTTGAACGTGTGGGGCGCGTTGTACTTGTATTCTGCTTCCTCCAGGACTTTCGTGTACTTGGTCGTGAGGAGGTCGTGCTTGGTTTCAATCATTTCCATATTTTTTTCCTTTTTTTTTGATAATTGGTGGTGTTAGATTTTATTATCTGCCGTAGCCGGAGCCGTAGCCGGAGCCGTCGCCGGAGCCGTCGCCGGAGCCGTCGCCGTAGCCGTAGCCGGAGCCGTCGCCGGAGCCGGAGCCGTCGCCGGAGCCGTAGCCGTAGCCGGAGCCGTCGCCGTAGCCGTAGCCGGAGCCGTCGCCGGAGCCGGAGCCGTCGCCGGAGCCGTAGCCGTAGCCGTCGCCGGAGCCGGAGCCGGAGCCGCATTTCTTTGCCGGCTCCACGTTGATGTTAAGACTGTTCACGGACGCCTGCCTTCACGATGCTGTCCATCGCTTCCTGCGTGCAGGGAATGACCTCGTACACGTCGCCCAGCCAGATTTCGTCGAGCTCGTTCGGCAGATTCACGTCGTCCGCGATGCCGTTCTTCGCGACCGCGGAGAGGCTGATGCCTTCCTTCGCCTTCCAGTACCAGAGGCGGCGCGACTTGACGAGCGTGGCGTGGTTTCCGTCGTGTTCCTTGAGGAACCCGGCGTGGACTCCGCACTCGTGACCTCGGCAGATGACGTACGGCATGCCCTCGGTGTTCGTGGGCTTCGCCTGTGCTACGCTGTCCTTGCGCACGTAGGTGATGCCGTTCAGTTCGATTTCTTCGTTGTTAGTTTCGATCATTGTTGTTCCTTTGTCTCTTCGACTGTTGTTTGGTTGGTAAGTTTGTCTACAATATCCGAGTGGCTGTCCTTGATGTTGAGCCACAACGCTTCAAGTTCAATTTCGTTTGCTTGCGTAACGGGCAGATGATAGAGCACTCGGCATATCTGCTCTACGTAATACCCCATACGCACCTTACGAGTTGCTATCTTCTTCATTTCGCCTCCTTCGGCGGTTTAGGCAACGGCATCCAATGGGTGACCTCTCGCGATGACGGCGAATCAACCCAAAATTTACGGCCATCTTCGTCATCATCGTAAGCATTTGCGATGTCGCAGTATGCTCCGTTCCAAACAAGCACGTCGTCGTCGTTTGCTGGCATCGCTTCCTTGACGCTTATCCATTTTGGTTCATCGTCTGCCTTTACAATGTTGTACAGCGGGTCTGGCCCGTGCGTGTGTAGGTGGTGTGTCTGTATGGCCATCACTGCACCTCCTTCGGTTCGAAAACGTCGCTGTTTGTCGTGCCGCCATCGTCGTCCCACTCGGTCCAATAAGAGTCGCCGTTGCCTTCGTCGTACATCTCCAGGTATTCCTCGTCGGTGTAATGCTTGTGCAGGCATTCGTCGGAGCAGAAATATTCCATTCCGCCGTCGATGACGTAGCCAGCGTTCATTTCCTTGCCGCATTCGCTGCATTTGCGTGTTTCGCTCATAGGTCCTTCACGAATTTGAGTTGGTAGCCTTCGGCCTTCTTGATGCCTGGATAAATTTTCTGCAGGACGTCCATTACCCTTGTCTTGTGGCGGTGCCACATCGTGACCGGGTGGACGCGCTCCCCGTCGGGGAGGACGTAAAAGTCCGCTTTCAGCTTTTCCTCCAGGCGATAGTTCCCGGCCCGGTAAATTGTCCCGGTTTTCCCTGCGCTGGTGTCTGCGTAGCTGATGAGGTGCTTGATTTCGGGGTGCCGTTCCCGGAGGTAATGAGTCAGCAGGGAGAGCGTTATCGTTTCGGAGTATTTCGGCATCTTGTCCGAAAGCCACATCCGGTCGAATTCACGGGTATTTTTCGGGTCGAGGTCTCCTTTGATTTTGGGCCGTATCCCGTAGCCGATTTGCATGGCGCCTTCAATTTTTCCGTGGTAGAGCACGACGAGGTTGATGCAAGAATTCGCGACCGCCTTGTGGGAGTAATGGTTCGGGACGATGACGCTGTCCGCCAGCCCTTTCTCGCATTCCACTATTTCGATGCCCTTGCTGGGGCAGGCGTACCCGCAGCACCCGGCAAGGTCGAAAATCGGGGTCTTCTTCAGTTTCATCAGTTCTGCCCCGCATAGCCGTACCAATCGAGGAAGTCGGCGCAGCCGAGGGCGACGGCCCCGGCCATCATGGCGACGGATGCCACGATGAACGCGCTCGAAACGATGTAGATTACCAGCTTCATGCGTCCTCCCTGTTCTTGGGCTTCCTTCCTCTGCGCTTCGCGGGCTTCGGTTCAGGAACGGCCGCGTCCCTGTTGTGCATCGCCATGCGGTGCGCCAGCTTCTTGTGGAACGAAATCGGCTTCGCTTTCCCGATGCGTTCCACGAGAAAATCGGTGATGTTTAATTCCATGCTGTTCCGGAACAGCTCCTCGGAGGTGTTGACGCAGTCGATGATGGCGCCTCCGATGATGCGTCCGGCGTCTTCCAGGTCCTTGTCGTCGAGCGATCCCAATACCTTGCTCGTGTTGAATTTCATGTCCATTATGCTGCCTCCTTGACCTTGCGGCCTGTTATCCTCGGTTTGAATTTCTTTATCCACTTGTCCAGCGCCGCCTCGGCTTCCTTGCACGGTTTCATGAGCTCGTCGGAGTGGACGCGCTCGTCCCCGTAGAACTGGACCACGTTTCCCTTGCGATCGATTTCTGCCGTTGCGAGCGGCTTTCCCTCGCTCCTGATGAACACCAGGATGCACTCGTAGTCAGCCACTTTCCCGATGTAGTCGGCGGTTACGAGGCACTGGTGCAGCACGGTCGCCTGCTCGGATATGTCCTTTAATTGTCCCGGGACGTAGACCGAGAGGTTCCCGTCCTCGAGCGTCTTGCTGATGAACTTCCGGACGGCCTTCGCGTACTTCTTCTGCTTCGCCTTGAGCCGTGCGGCTTCCCTGTTCTTCGATTCCTTCATTACCTTGTCGTGGGCCTCATTCAGGTCGGAGGGGTACTTCCAGTACGCGTTCTCCATGTCGTGGCCGCATTCCTTGGCCATGCGCCAGTAGTCGCTGTATATGCAGTACAGCGCCTCGAGCGAGTAGTCCTCGCGGAATATCGTCCCCTTGCGCAGCTGCGCCTTCATGTAGCGGAGCATTTCATCGTCGATGCGGTAGCGTTTCACGACGTCGTACTCGTCCTGGGTCCATCCGTGCTTCATGATCGAGCGGATTTCCCCGAGTCCCGGGTCCTCGATTTCCGGGTGCGCCTTCAGGTACGAGACTATCTTCATCTGTTCGCGGTACGTGGCCTGGGCGAACGCCTTGCTGACGGCCAGCTTGCAGTACCCGCCATTGTAGAGCCTCTCGCATTCAGGCCAAAGAATCCACGCCTTGAGGAATTCGAACACCTCCGCGCAGGTAGTGCCGGGGCGCCTGTCGAGTATCTTGGACATGAACCAGCGGAACCCGGGATGCGTCCGTTCGACCATTTCGCGTTCCTCTGCGGAAATATTCGTGAACACCTTGTTCGAGCTTATTTCCGGGACCTTGAGCGCCCGCACGTTGATGCAGGGCTTCGACCACCTCTCCGGCACGGTATCGTACAGGAGATACCCGCCCATCGTGGAGTACGCCAGGTTGCGCACTTCCTCGCGGCCGTCGTCGTACTCGCGGAAGATGTCCATGCGGCCTTCCTTGATGCCGCGGCGCCTGTTTTCCGACCAGCTGGCGTTCACTACGCGGACGACGTGTCCCTTGATGATTTCGAGCCTGTCCTCGAAGATGCACCGGATCATGCTACACCCCCATGGAAGCGAATAGGTCGAGTTGGCCCTGTTCCGGCTGGATTTGTGCGGTCTGTGCCGGGGTCTTCTCGGCCTGCATCGGGCGCTTGTAGTAGCAGTCCAGGCACATCCCTTCCTTGTAGACGTTGATGACCTCGCGGCCGCACACGCGGCATGTCGGGAACTTCTTCGCCTCGGGCTCCTTCTTTGGAGGCTCCGCAGCCTTCAGGCCGTGCTTTTCCTTGAGCTTCTCCAGGCGCTCGCGTTCCTTGTCGAGCTGTTCCTTCTCGAAGTCCTGGGTGACCTTTTTTGCCTTCGATGCGGACTTCTTTGGCGCTAATTTCTCGGCCTTCTTTTTTGCCTTCTCGGCAGCTTCCTTCCTGGTGCGCTCCTTGGCTAGCTTCTCCTCGTCCTCCTTCTTCCAGAGCTCGTCGTTGAAGTAGTCGCGGCAGATACGGTAGGACGTCTCGTTGTCCACCTCTCCGTTTTTGTGGTCGAGGATTTCCCGGGCGCATTCGGTGAGGTAGTCGATGCAATCGTCGAGGCGGTCCTCGTGGCCCGCGAACTTGTCGCAGGTGGCCTTCAGGTTCGCCTCGATCATGGCCTTCATGGAGTCGGGAGAAGTCTTCGCCATCTCCTTGTAGGCTTCTATCTGTTCTTTGGTGGGTTTCATGTTTTTCTCCTGCGTGTTAGGCGCAAATGTGCGCGGGGCCTTCGTCGGAACGGGTATATCGTGTAAAAACAATGCAGACCGCCGAAGTGTGCCCCGCCTGCGTCGCGATCGTTCGTTCACGCTCCGCATTTTTCGTGGCCCGTGGGCCGTAGCGGCAATCGCGGGAGTCGGACCCGCGAGACGATGCTTAGCGGATGCACCGCCGTCTGCCGGACTTGCCGTACACTTCCAGTTGTCTTCGGAGTCTTGTGTGGAAGTGTGAAGCTGTACTGACTCGTTTGGTTAAGGCTTGCCCTGCTTTCCCTAACGGCCGCGCAGGGCGGCGGCCTCCCCAGATGCGGAGAACATTCCGGGTAATGCTTGCTAGATCGGCAGGTCGTCCGGGTCTTCCGGATCTCCGGACGGGCCCATGGAGCCGTATCCGGTCGAGGGCTGCGCCTGCTGCTGTTGCGGCTGCGAGTTCCTGGGAGTGAGCAGCTGGAACGTGTCCATGAGCACTTCGGTGACGTAGCGCTTCTGGCCGTTCTGGTCGGTCCAGCTGCGGTTCGTGAGGTGGCCCTCGACGTAGAGGGACGTGCCCTTCTTGATTCCGAGCTGCTCGACGATGTCGGCGGTCTTGCCCCAGCCGACGATGTTGTGCCACTGCGTGTCCTCCTTCTGTTCGCCGTTCGCGTCGCGGTAGCGGCGGCTGGTGGCGAGGGAGAAGGATACGTTCTTGCGTCCTCCGGCCTGGCTGTAGCGCACTTCCGGGTCCTTGCCGATGTTTCCGATCAGCATAACTTTGTTCAGGTATGCCATGGTGTTGTCCTCCTACTTGATGGTGAGCGTCCGCTCTTTTGCCTTGGCGAGAATTGTGTCCGGGAACATGTCGACAATCTTGTCGACCTTGAGGCCGGCGGCCTTGATGACCTGGGAGACGGTGAGCTGCTGGAAGAGCTGCTCCTTTGTCACCAGGTGCTTCTTGATGAGCGCGTCTGCGATGGCGATACCTGCGCCGTCCACGAACTCGTAGGTGAAGGACTGCTTCGCCCACTTCACGTTCGGGGGCAGGTCTTCCTCGCTGCCGAGATTGTAGGTGTGATTTGCCACTTCCTTGATGCATGCGGCTGTCTTTTCGCACCAGGCCTTCAGTTCCCAGATGTCCACGATTTCTCGGTCGCGCAGCTTGCGGGCCGCAACAAAGTCAGCGATGGCGCCTTCGTCCATTTCGACGCCGGCGTTCTCGATCATCCACTTGAGGGTGTCGGCAGCTGCGGCGGAGAGGCGGATGTTCGCCTGGATCTGCTCGGGTGTCACGACCATTACTTCTTTTGCCATGCTATACCTCCTCCGCAGTTGCTGCGTTGTCGATGGTTTCCTTGACGTCGGCGAGGAATTTCTTCCTGGACGCGGAGTCCTTGATGTTAGAGATGGATTTCACGTTATGCGCTTTCAGGAAGTTGTCGAAGACTTCCGGGTTCCTGTCGCGCTGCTTTGCGCATGCCTTCTGCCAGTTAGCGTCCTTTTCCGCCTGCTGCGTCGGGGCCTTCTGTGCGGGAACCGGTGCTGCAGGCTGCTCGGGTTCGGGCTGCACTACCTCGGCATCCACGGCCTCGGCTTGTTCTTGAACCGGCGCATCCTCGACGGTAGCGTCCACGAATTCGGGCACCGTGTCCTGGGCCTGCTTGCCTTCGTCGCTTCCGGCAAAATCCTGCACTTCTTCCGGGGTGTACATTCCGGAAAGGCAGGCGGGGAAGAGGGCGCGGACGCCCTCGGAGACACAGCGGGCAGCCAGCATCTGTGCGGGGAACTGCTTCCAGGTGAACTTACCCGTGAGTCCCGCCTTGTTGGCGCGTTCCATGGTCCACTTCACGTCAAGCTCGCCGCCCTGGGCGTGTTCGAGGTGCAGGACGCACTCGGTGTCCGTGCGCTTGATCCAGCGGACCTTTCCGCCGGCCTCCTGGAACGCCGAGAGCATGGCGTCGGCCTTCATGGCGGGCCTGCCCTGGATGATGTGGTAGCGCTCCGCGGCCTTGGCCGGGTGCAGGCCGTTCGCCTGGGCGATGGCCATCAGCGCGAATGCCTCGCTGCTGCTCTTGTATCCGAACAGTCCGCTCTTGGCGAATGCCACAGAGAGATTGCTCATGTCCTGGATTGTCATTTCGTTCGACATATTGTTTCTCCGGTTGATTGTTAGAAGTTCGTAAGGTTCGACAGCTCGATCTGGAGGCAGTATTCGAGGTCGCGGCGGGTGGACTCCACGCCGATGCGTGCCACGCGGTAGCGGTCGATGTCTTCCTTGCCCGGGCGGTGGCCTTCCGCCACCAGCTCCGCGATGGCCACGGCCGCGCTGTTCGCTTCTGCCACGGCGTCGTCGTGTGCGCGCTGGAGTAGTTCCATGTCGTGAAGCGTCTGCATGATTACCCCCACTTGTAGATGAGCGCCGAGTTGGCGAGGAAAAGGATCAGTAGTGCGGCCACGAGGGCGGCCTGGCCCCACTCGAAGGGCTTCCTGTTCGTGACGATGTCGCCGTCGTGGATTCCGTCGTTTGCGCGAAGTCCGCGCTGGAATTTGAGGTTCGTTTCTCCGGTCATGCGGTTCTCCTGTTGTTCTTCTTGGTTGTGCAGAATCTCTTGAGCGCGCCCATCCAGTTGCCGATGGGCTTGCCGTTCCTGTCGTAGCCCTTACGGTCGACCATCGTCATTTCCCACCATTCCCTGGCGTCGCTGTAGTCGAGCCCTTCGCCGTCCACGAAGGAGAGGAAGCTCTCCCAGGTGGGCAGCGGGAGCGTGCGCGAGGGGGCATCTGTTCGTCCCATGGAATCAACCGGTCCGGTATCCCCCTCACGCAGCGCGTTGTCGTCTGTGCTTATCGTGTCAGGTGTGGTAGTCGAATGGGTGGAAGACGGTCGAGCTTTGTAATCGTCGGCGGCGTCGCCGCTCGCCGCGTCTTCCGTAATATCCTGTTTTCTCGGGCGTCCGCCCTTCTTGCCGTTCTCGCGGGCCGCAGTGGCGAAGGCGCCGTTCATGCGCTCGTTTGCCCATCGGACCATGAGAGACCCGAAGGAATCCCCGTCCGGGTTCAGGTCGTCCAGTGCGTCCATGGATTCCGTTATGTCCTCGGCGATCTGTTCGGGAGACATCTTCCGGAAGTGCCGGATGAAGTCCTTGAATAGGACGCGGGACCAGAATGTGTCGGAATTGCGGGGCATTAAACCTTCTTCGCGAACTGGTTGACGGCTTCGCCGATGATGGCGGGCGCCTGCATGGGCGTCCCCTTGTCGGCAAGTTTCTTCTTGATTTCAGCAATCTTTTCCGCGGTCTGCGGAGTGATGCTTGCCTGCTTGTATTCTGCCATTGATTTCTTCCTTTATTGTTTCTTCGGAAATCCCGAAGCGTTACTTTGAATATATAAAGTATTTCTTCGGTTGTCAAGACTTTTTTGTGATTTTTTTCAAACTTTTTTTAGACTTTCTTTAATTAAGTGTTAAGTGTTGCTAAATTTGGAGGCTCACGGAGGAATCCATGAACCTGATAAAAGGACTGAAAGATTTCAAGGAAAGGAAGAGACTGTCGAACGCCGACCTGTCCAGGCTCCTGGGCGTTTCCGATTCCATGATCTCGCAGTACCTTTCCGGGAAGAGCGGAATGTCGCTTGAAGTGCTGGCGGCGCTCCTACGTGCCGGGATGTCGCTGGAGGAAGCCTTCGACGAGGAGACCGCGGCGGCCGTCAAGAAGAACATCTTCCCGGAATTCTCGAACCCGGAAGACCCCATGCAGGTTGTCGTGGAAGGGCTGCGCCGCATGCTGGAGCAGATGAAAAAGGATTAAATCTTAATATCCCAATGGGTTTAATTTTAACCCAATGGGTTTAAAACAAAACCCAAGAAAACCCAGCGAAACCCAGCCGTAACCCAAGAAAACCCACCTTCTATAGAAGTAGTAGTAGAAGTAGAAAGAGTATTAGTAGGAGTATGATACAACCACTCTACTCTATTTTACCTTAAAACCCTATATGTAAATAACCCTCAACTCAACTCATGCGCGCGTGCGCGCGAGACGAGGGGTGTTTACACATTATTTGGAAAAAATGTATATTCCGGAACATGGAAACGATTGCGGCATTCATTCTCTCGATTTTCGGCGGCCTGTTTCTTTTCCTGTCCGCAGGACTCGGACTCATGGCGCCATTGGTTTCCTTCGTCGCCTACCGCGACCTGAAGGACGGACGGAAGCTCCCCTGGATTGTCCACCTTGCCGGGTTCTTCGGCATGTTCACGTTCGTGTCCGTAGTATGCGCCCTGCTTGGCGACATTAAGCCGGACGAGATGTCCGTCTACATCTTCGCGCCATCGCTGGTGGGAGTATTCATGCTGTGGCTCGCAGGGCTCTACCTGCTCATAACACGTAAATAAATTGTATTTACGCCAATACACGTCACACTGCGACACAACGTGACAACAAAATAAACTTTCTTTTTCGGCGGTGTTCAATTGAGCACCGCGCGCGTGTAAATTCTCCCTGTGGCACCTTGCCACATACGGGAGACATTCATGGCTACTACGAAAAAGAACGCGCCCAAGAAGGCGCCAAAAGCTCAACCTGAAATCGCGGAAAAAAACGCCGACAAGGCGATGGAAGGCTCGGTCCTTACAGGCCAGCCTATCGTCGTGCCTGCAGAGGAACCGAAAACGGAACCGCCCGAGATGCCGCAGGCGCCGGAATGGGAGAAGGCCCTCGAGGAAGACTACGGGCACATCATCCGAAACCGCGACCAGACCGCGCTCCTCACGGCCATCCTCACCGAACTCGTCAAGATCAGGGTGCGCTGATGGCGAAAAAGGCCGGAACAAAAGCGGAATCTCGCAAGAATACTGCAAAAACTGGCGTAAAGCCCGAAAAATTGCAGGTTCCGGAGAATTTTTCTCGCGAAGAAGGCCAAAATGATGCCGTGAAGGGTACCGTGAAGCAGAGGCGGTACAACGTCCAGAACCTAAAACCGTACAAGAAGGGCGAAAAAAGGACGAAGGAGAACGCGTCCAAGGGCGGAACGGTCAAGCAGATTAACGCGCTGCTGCTAAAGGCGAACGCGACGGTAGTGTACGAATCCGGAAAGATTCCCGAACTGCTGAAGGTAGCCCTGGACTCCGCGAAGAGCAACCCGATGTACTCGCAGGCGCTCATCTCCGTAATCAAGGAAGCCGCCAAGCTGGTCGGCGCAACGCACGACCAGTCGCCGGAAGCCTCCCAGAACGTGAACCTCAAGGCGGACGTCAAGAAGGCCGAGACGGTGAAGCTCGTCATCGAGGACTTCACGAAGCCCGAGCAGGGTGAGAAGGACGGAGGCGCCGCTGGTGAATGAGAGAGCACCGCATCAGGCTCATGCCCTACCAGAAGGAGCTGATGAACTCCGACAACCCGTTCACGTTCGCGGTCTGCGGCCGTGGCTCGGGGAAGACTTACACCCTCTCAGCAATAGCGCTCATCAAGCTGCTGAAGGGCGAGAACCTGATCCTATGCGCGCAGAGGTACGACTCGCTCCGAGACGTGCTCATGAAGCAGGTCCGGCTGCGTGCGAAGGAGTGGGGTCTCGAGAACGCCGTCAAGTTCTGCCAGAACCCGATACGCGCCTCTTACGGACCGTGGACCATGTACGGTTCGAGCTACGAGTGCCTGGACGGTGCGCGCGGCCTGGACGACATCAACACGATCCTGCTGGACGAGGTGGCCCTTGCCCCGCTGGATGTCCTGGACGTGCTGGGTCCGTGCCTCCGCGGTCCGAACGTCACGAACCCGACGGTCAAGGGGGCGACTACTCCTCGCTCGACTTCCCTGTGGAACCACAGGTTCGCGGGGCTTATGCCCGGGAGCGACGACTGGAAGATAATCAGGGCGACGACATACGACAACCTGTCGCTCACGAAGCGCCAGCTGGAAATCATAGAGCGCTCGATACAGACGGAGGAGATGCGGAAGCAGGAGCTCCTAGCGGAAATAGTCCTGAACGGGGACAACAACTGCATCCTGCGGGAGGACGAGTTCCCGAGCTACTACCAGCCGTCGACGGACACGAGGGTGATAGCCGGCGCCGACCTGTCGAAGGGCAACGTGGAGCGCGACGCTTTCGGCTGGTTCGTGCGCAGGGGCAACGAGATACTGGACATGCAGGAATTCAGGGGATGGAGCCACGAGAGGTTCGTGCAGTACGTCCTGGAATTCCACAAGAAGACGCGCATCGACCAGCTGAACTTCGACTCGGCGTTCAGCGAGTACGCGTACAACACGCTGAAGTACTACATGCCCTGCAACCAGATACCGTTCTCGTCGAGGGCCCCGGAAGGCCAGGAGCAGGAATACGCCAACATGCGCGCCTGGATTTGGTTCTCGCTCGCGTGGTACGTGAAGAACGGGCTCTACATCGGATTCACGCCGAAGACGACGCTGTACGACTCGGAAGGCAACCTGGTGGGCTCGGAGGTGGTGGCGCACCTACGGCAGCAGCTGTGCACGTGCTCGTGGCACAGGGACCGGCAGGGGCGCCTGCTCATCATCGACAAGGAAGAATGGCGCAAGCTCATAGGCATGTCCCCGGACATCGGGGACGCCGCGGCCCTTACCTGCATAGAGCGATGGACGGGCGACGAGCCGGCAATGGCTGCCGGAAGGGTCCGCACGGGAGTGACCAAGGCGGAAGAAGAGCTCATCATGTCGGAGTACTAGCATGGCGGTGAAGGCGAAGAAGAACGTATGGGAGGAGGCCGATATTCTCCCGATGGCCATCAGGCTCCGAAAGTGCGGGAAGTGCCCGCCGGAAATCGACGCCATCTACGGGAAGATCATCATCGGGGTGGTGGAGTTGGCGACGAAGACGATGCCGGACAATGACCCGAAATACAAGGCGAGACTCCCGGAACTTCTCGACGAGGAGGTACAGTCGCAGATGGTATTCAACGCGCTGCGTGCCGCCGAGAAGTTCGTCGATGCGAAGCGGAACCCCAGGACGATCGTGAACTACCTGGTCAAGGCGGTGCAGAACCGCCTGCGAAACTGGGTGAGGGACACGACGACACGTCGGATGAAGGCCGACATCGTCAACGAATGCGACACGAAGATGGACATAGTGGAATGCTGCGCCAAGGAATGCAACCTTGAAGGCGCGGTATTCTGGAAAGAGAACAGGTTCAAGGTTCACACTAACGGAATGGAACGATAAACCAGGAGACAACAATGGGAAGAAAACTAGACAAGATATTCGACGAAGTCCTCGAAGAGGGCGAGGAAAGGGAACCGCAGACTCCGCCTGCAGAGGAACCGCCGAAGGCCGAGGAGCCCCCGCAGGACACGCCTCCCGCCGAGGAGCCGCCGGCAGAAGAAGAACCGCCGAAGGACACTCCGCCGGCAGAAGAACCGCCTCCCGCAGGGGAGCCGCCGAAGAAGGAAAAGGACATCCCCGAGGACCCGATGAAGCGCGCGGAGTTCTCCTTCAAGCGCCAGCTTTCCAAGCAGAAGGAAAAGCACGAGAAGGAACTGGCGGCACGCGACGAGAAGCTCGCGGCCCTCGAGAAGAAGCTCGCGGAGCTCGAGAAGCGGCAGACCGTGGCCGAACCGAAGAAGACCCGCGACGATTTCGACAACGACGAGGACTACATCGACTACCTGACGGACCTGCGCGTAAGGGCCGCCCTGGCGACACGCGACGAGGAACTGGCGAAGAAGGAAGCCGAACGACTCGAGGCGGAGCAGAAGAAGGCCAAGGAACAGGAAGAGCTCCTCGAGAGGCAGGAGGAATGGTACGGTCACGTCCAGGAATCGTTCGGGGGCGACAAGGCGCGCTCCGACAAGTTCCTGGAGCGGGTGGCGTACGCCAACAAGCACGGCCTCGGCCAGATTCTCGACTCCTGCCCGGTGGCGTCGGACTACCTGCTGAACGACCCGATGGGCCCGGTGGTGTTCGAGAAGCTGCTGAACGACCGCGCGTCCTTCGAGCAGGTCTTCAACCCGAGGCGCACGAGCCCGATGGCCATCTACTACGAACTCCGCAAGGTCGAGGCGTCCATCACCGAGGCTGCCGACCAGCCGCCGGCGGGAGGGAATCCTCCGCCACAGAATCCCGCGGGCAGGCCGAACGTGGTGCCGCCGATGGGTCGCCCGGGCAAGCAGGCGGGCGGCGGGGCCCTCACGAACACCGACATGTTCGACGACCCGAAGGCGCTGCGCAAGTGGCTCCGGGAACATCGCGGATAGACAGGATTTTTCTCCTTGAGTAGTGCCAAAGGACCCCTCCGGGGGTCCTTTTTCCGCTCACGTGTAGTTTATGGGTGAAGAGGCACGACCTCTATCCCGAAACGGCGGGTAAACCGTTCTTTATGGCGCCTGCGGCCTGAAGGCAGGGACAAACGCCCCGTTTTGTTGTCGGAGGGGCCCGACACTCCACAGACATCAACACTCAAAAACGTGAGGCTATCATCATGGCTGGTAAATTTACTACCCGCAAGAAACTCACCATGCTCTCCGCCGCGATCATGGAGAACATGAACTATCTCAAGGAATCCGACGACCTCTTCCCGCAGAGCGAGATGGAAGGCAAGAAGTACGGCATGTCCGTCCACGGCTACCTTCCCGACGCAGGCTCCGTAAGCCAGGGCCTCGTGGCCCACCCGGACAAGGCACACCAGGTCGAAGTGACCGCATGGCTCGACAACTACAACACTGCCGCCGAAACCGACATGTGGGACGAAATCGAGAACATCGAGGACTTCAAGAAGGAAATGGTCGACAAGCGCGCCAAGAAGCTGGCCCGCGAAGTCCAGCTCGCAGTCATCCGCGAGAACGTCTTCCGCTCGGCACAGGTCGTCGTGACCAACTCCGTCGGCTACGACCTCCTCGGCGACGCAAGCTCCGCTCTCGACGAACTCTCCATCGTCGGCGAACGCGTGGACTTCCAGACCCCGAAGACCTTCTCCAAGATCGCCCGCACCGGCGCGAACCTTTTCCTCCCGAGCGACATCCAGAAGGAACTCTACGAGGAAGCGTCCCTCGGCACCTACAGCGAGGCCGCCTGCGTCAAGCTGCCCGGCCTGCCGATTCTCGACACCACCGGCATGGCCACTTCGCTCACCGTGTCCGGCACCGTCAAGAAGGACGCGAGCAACAACGTCCTAGGCGTTTCCCAGATCACGACCTGCTCCGGCGTGTCCGGCGACGTGATCCCGGGCGTCCCGTACACCGTTGACGGCCTCAAGGTGGTCGACGAAGGTGGCGTGGAAACCGAACAGGCCTACGTCGTGATCCCGGTCTCCGAGGTCTACTACGACGAAGACGGCGCCCGCCAGACCCGCACCGTCATCCCGGGCCTGCGCATCAGCGCTACCGGCAAGAGCTGGGGCAACCCGAACGCCCACATGTCCGCGACCGCCATCGGCTCTGCGACCGCCGACACGACCGTCACGCTCACGCTCACCCCGGTCTCCGGCATCGTCGCCGGCAAGCACTACCAGGTGGGACAGGTGCGCAACAAGAAGGCGCTGTCCTTCTCCGGCCAGAAGTTCAAGAACCTCCCGGCCGCCAAGCAGGACAACGTGGGCGTGTACGAGAACGTGTCCCTCAAGATGCAGTCCGCCCCGGAAATCATCAACGGCGTCTCCTACTTCCGTATCGACATGCCGTTCGTGGCCCGCATCTTCGACAACCGCCAGTCGGTGACTACCTACTTGCAGCTCGACTAGAAGCTGCATTGTTCTCCCGGAACAACGGGGGCTCCCTTCGCGGGGAGCCCTTTTTTTGTCCCCGTGTAGTTTGAACATGGAAGGACAAGACCATGATTTCAGTCAACGAATTGATACAGCAGGCGTGCGAGGACCTGTCCCTTGTCGGGGACGGCGAAACGGTATCCGGAGACCTCGCGGCATCCTGCGAGGGCCTGCTCAACAGGGCCATCGCGCAGCTCAACTCCGACTCCTACATCAGCCTGAGCGTCAAGACGCACGACGTCTGCGGTGCTGGTGACATCATATACAGAGTCCTCGAGGAAGGCGAGCCGCAGGCCCCGAACACCGTAAACCAGGAACCCCCCGACAACGTGCAGGGAGTCTCCCGCATGGTCGGAATCCGGTACGTCCGCCTGACCCCATGCGAGCCCGAGACCATGGACAGGGCGCTCACGTACTCGCTCCCGACCATCTACTGCTACGGCGTGGAAACCGAGACGGCGCCTTCGGGTAAGACCAGGCGCATCGGTCGCGTCCGCCTGAACGGCAGCTACCCGACGGACCTCCGAATCTACGAAAATTCCGCCCTGCCGAACTACAGGCTGGGCGACAAGATCTACTTGAGCCAGCTCTACTACAACCTGATCCTTTTCACGCTCGAGATGCGCATGGTGAAGAAGTACAAGCTGTACTCGTACAAGGCGGAGGTCGCCGAAGACCTCGCCGGTGCGATGAAGGCCATCGACTCGAGCACGGCGAAGAACAGGCCGCTCTGCAACGACGAGCTCCTGGTGAACGGATACACGAGGCCGGCAGAGGACCTGCTCGGCGGGCTCGGATTCTAGGGGGACGGGATGGCGACAGGCAAGGTGATGCAGCTGCTGGTGGGCAGCTCCGCGAAGGCTAAATACCCTGCGGTGCAGGGCTCGGAGTGGTCCTCCAACATGTACTACGCCAGGAACGGCAAGCAGGAATTCATGGAGAGCCTGCCGGGGCTGCGCAAGGTCTCGGAACTCGGCGGCAGGTGCCGCGGGTGCTACGTCTCCACGATCGGCCTGCGGGCCACGGCGTCCACGGAGGACCTGTTTGCGGTCATGGGGAACACCCTCTACAGGATAGGCCCGACGGGCGACTACGTGGCGCTCGGGACGCTGGCGAGCAACAACAGCCGCGTCTCGTTCGCGGAGGCGGGAGGCCCGAGGGCGCTCCTCCTCGTCGTCGACGGCGCCAACATGTACTACTACGACCTGCTGGAAGGCGGCGAGCTGAAGCAGATCCAGCTGCCGGAAAGAATCAACGGGGAAGGCGGGACCATCACCCCGACCCACGTGGCGGTGGTGGCCGGTTCCATCGTCGTGAACGACACGGGCTCCGGGTTCGTCTACTACTCGAAACCTTACCCACTCAACAGCGACAAGAGGAAGATGTTCTCCATCGTCGACGGCCAAGTGCAGTACGAGGAAGACGGCGTGACCGTGAAGACGGTCGAGGTCGACTCCGACAAGCACGTGTTCGAGGACGACTACGGGGCGCAGCTGTACTTCTCCGGGGAATCTTCCAGCGACAACGTGAACGCGGTCTACGCCGTGGGCCCGACGCTCTACGTGTTCGGCCCCAAGTCCGTGGACGTATTCCAGAGGGGGTCCGGAGAATTCGAGGACTGGATCCGCACGTCTTACACGAGTACCAACACCTTTGGGCTCGAGGCCCCCAACAGCCTCGCGAGCATCGGCGGGTCGGTGTACTTCGTGGCGAGCGGAGCCCAGTACGGCAAGTGCGTCATGAAGGTGACAGGTACGTCCTTCGAGAAAATCTCCGACGACTGGCTCGACGACAAGGTGCAGGCCGAGGCGACGGGTTCCTCCTACGGGTTCTGCTACAGCGTGGGAGAGCACCAGTTCTACGTGCTCCAGCTGACCAGCCTGGGCGAGACGTGGTGCATGGACACCATCGACGGGGGCTGGCACCAGAGGACGAGCCGCGACATCAAGAGCTGGAAGGAGACCCAGTGGCGCGCCGGAGGCGTGGCCTACTTCCGCGAGAAGTTCTGGGCATTCACGAACGACGGGCTGCTCTGCAGGTTCCACGACGACTACTGGAGCGAGGACTACCCGGACGGCACGACGCTCCCGATGGTTCGCCACAGGCAGACGGCAGTGGTCACCGACGGCCTGAAGCCGTTCATGTTCGAGGAACTGGCGGTGGAGTGCAACGTGGGAACGTGGAACGACTACACCCTCGAGCCCAAGATGCTCCTGGAAATCTCCAAGGACGGCGGGAACACTTTCGGGAACATCCGCTCGGCGACTATCGGGCGGACCGGGGACTACTCCAAGAGGGTGCGCTGGCTGAACCTCGGGATGGTGCGCCTGTGCGTCATCAGGCTGACCTACAGCCACCCGACGGACCTGGTGCTGACCGCCTGCGCGGTACGCGCCGAATCTAGCGGGGTGATGATATGAGAAACGCGGTAATCAACGCCAACAGCCCCAAGGAGGACATCTGGGGCGTCCTTACCGGGGTGTGGAACGACTACAGGGCGGGCCACGAGAAGAAGTGGCACGTGACCAAGACCCCTTTTTTCATTCACATCGAGGGGGTGATGCAGGCGGGCAGAAACGAGCTCCCCATCGCCCCGAACGACACGAAGGCCCTGTCGTGGACTTCGAAGGACAGAAGCGGCAGCGTCATCATCAGGGCGGGAGAGACTGGATTCACGATTCCCGAGAACGCATTCTGCGAGATAACGATCTATGGCAACTACGGAGGCAACGATGGCCACTGAAAATGAAACTGAAAAGCTGAAGACGCTCATGCGCAAGCTCAAGGATTCCATCCAGGACTACCTGGACAATATCGACATGGACGAGGCCGACGAGAAGAAGGCCAAGAAGGAAAAGGAGAAGAAATAATGGCTGGAGTATTCGACTACCTGGGCGACCTGCTCGGCACGAGCAACAGCGACCAGATCAACGCCGCGCAGAAGACGCTCGACGGGATTCTCTCCCGCGCCGATTCCGTGTCCGCGCAGAACCGCGGGCTGTACGACCAGTACCTCGGGCAGATGCAGGGCATGTACGGCGACAACGCCGCCAAGTACAACGATGCGGTGGCCAGACTTGCCGACGCCATCGGGCAGGGGCCCGAGACGTTCTCCTACGACAAGACCGCGGAGGACTTCTTCGACCCGTTCCGCGACCAGGCTGCGGCCCAGGCGATGGACGCCATCAACGCTGGCGCCTCGGCAGGCGGCAACAGGTTCTCGAGCAACTACAACGACAAGGTGGCTGCGAAGCAGAGGGCGCTGGCCACGGAATCCTGGAAGACGGCGTTCGACACGATGATGCGCGACCGTGCACAGCAGATGGCCGAATGGCAGGCCGGGCAGGGAGCCAAGCAGCAGTACCTCGGCAACCTCGGCACCGTGGCCGGGCTCTACGGGGAGGACCGCAAGTCCCTCGGAGACGCCATCGGCAACTACTACGGAAACGTGGCGAACCAGAACAACGCGGACCTGGAGGCATACTCCGACGTGACGCAGAACAAGGCGAACCTGTCGGCGCAGCGCAGCAACGGCGTAGGCCAGCTGCTCGGCCCGGCGGTACAGCTCGGGACGGCCCTGTTCGGGTAAGGGGGTGAAACATGGCAATGGCTGTAAACTTTAGGTGGAGGGGCTCGAACCTGCAGGCCGCGCAGCCCAACTCCGTGAAGAACGGATGGGCGCAGAGCCTGACGCAGGCGGCGACCGCCATCAGCGACATGAAGAACCGCAGATTCAACAAGGAGCAGGCGGAGCGCCGCAACCGCATCGAGGACGAGGACAGGGCGCGCAGGATTGACGAGGAGGAGCGCCGCAAGAAGGTCTATGGCGACGCCGCCGACATGATGCGAGGCAAGGCGCAGGAACGTGCCGCGCTCGTCCAGGAAGCGGAGAAGCTCCGCTCCGAAATCGCGGAACTCAAGGCGCGGATCGGGGGCTAGTCGATGGCTATCTCGTGGTCCAAGATACTCGAGCTGGCGCCCCGTTTCCTGATGGGGCTGCTCCCCGGACTTTCCGGTGCCGGGCTCGGCGGGCGTTTCGCATCCAGCACGGCATCGAGAATACTTTCCGGCGCGGGCATGAAGGGCGCTGCGTTCGACTACCCGCAGCTCGACAGCGACTTCTGGTACGACGTGGACAACGTGGAAGACCAGAACAGGACCTACATCAACGGCAAGAACACGGTGCTCCCGGCCATGAACGGGGAGACCATGGACCGCGAGACGGTGAACGCAGCCCTCGCGCAGTCCCTGCAGGAGCACAACAGGGCCATCCAGCGCGGCAACGAGCGCGACCTGATGGAATGGTGGCCTGGCGAGGACAACAAGCCCCGCAGAGCCCTGCACCCGAAGTCCACGGCCATCAGCGGCCTGCGCCTCACTCCCGGCGGAAACATCCAGATACAGTGGAAGAACGGGAGCGGCAAGTGGTACACGTACCGAGGCGGCGACGACATCAGGCAGACGACGGAATACGTGAAGGACCTCATGACTTCGCCGAGCATGGGTCGCGCCTTGAACCGCAAGGGACAGATGGCGTGGCCGAACAGCAGGCATCTCAACAGCGAGGGCAAGGTGGACGAAGCCCTCGGCAGAATGGACAGGAATATCGGCCAGTGGGGCCGCGCGCACTACGCGGACGACTGGGCCTCACTCGGATAAAAGGAGCAGAAAATGGAATTCAGGTGGAAGACACAGCAGCCCATGGCGCCGCAGACGGTGCCCGGAATGAACGGAGGACAGGCCGCGTTCGATGCGTCACAGCAAGCTGCCATGGCGAACCCGGCCCCGCAGGGGGCGCCCGTTGCCGCCGAGGCGTTCCCGGAAATCAATGCGCAGATTCGAGAGAAGGAAGCGCGTCTCGCGGAGCTCGACGCCCGCATCGCCGACATCGACAGGCAGTACCCGGAACTGAAGAATGGCGGCCAGGAATGGGAAATCGCGGCCAAGCGCGCCGAGATAGGCGACATGAGCGCCTACGACGCCATGATGGCAAGAGGCCAGCAGGCCGGGGCTGCATCGAACGCCATCGAGAACGAACTGAAGAACGCCGAGAAGCTGCTGTGGGGCCTCGAATCCAAGAGCGACGAGGACCGCGCCATGGCCCGCAACCAGATCGAGGTGGCGCTCCGCTCCGCCGAGGAATGGCAGTCCAAGACGGGCCAGCAGCTCCCCGCGTCATACGACCGACTCCGCTCGGCTCTCGAGAAGGGACCGTCGCAGGGCCAGAACGTGACCGAACTCGTGAACTTCTACAAGTACAAGCAGGCGAACGGCACGCTGACTGACGACGACCGGACCTACGTGGACACCGTGCTCCGCCCGAAGATGAACAGCGAGGACTTCGACAAGCTGTTCTCGTTCCTCCAGGAATCGAAGGGGAAGACCGTCGAGGACAAGGCGAAAGCCGACGCATTCTCCAAGAAAATCAACGGAATGGTGGCCGGAATCGAAGGCAAGAGCCCCGCCGAGCAGAACGCCTGGTGGAGCGGCCTCACGAAGAAGGAAAAGAACGGAGTGCTCAAGATTGCCAAGTGGGTCGCAGGGCCTAACGGCGACTACCTCGAGAGGAAGAAATAATGGCTACCGTGTCCGAAATCATCGCTGCAAGGAAGAACGCAGGGCTCGGGATCGAACCCCGCGTCTCCGAAATTCTCGCTACCGCCCCGGGAATCACCGAGGAGCTGTACACGAACGCCGTCCTGGATTCCCTCGGCGAGACCTACCCGTGGCTCACGCAGAAGCTGGAACGCTCCGAGGAGCCGGGGATTCCCGATTACGAGTCCGTCGTCGGCCTGCTCGGCCTGAAGGACGAGGAAGGCGGCCGTAGCGCCCTGCAGCAGTTCATCGACGACTTCCCGAAGAAGCTGGCGGCCTGGAAGAAGAAGGCGCTGAAGAAGGACACCACGCTCGGCGAGCGCGGCTGGGAGACCGTCAAGGAAATATGGCGGCAGGCTAACCTGGACAAGATGAACGCCGACATCGTGACGCAGAGGGACAACGCCCTGCATGGCAAGGACGAGGACGGCAACATCGTGCGCCCGCTCGACTTCGCGGCGGGCAAGATTGCCGACCTTTTCACTCCCAGGCGCATGAATGCGTTCAAGGAAGGGAGAGACCCGACTGCGGCGGAGACCATCATGGACGTGGCGCAGAACGCAGCCTACGCCATCCCGATGGGAGGGGCGGAGGCCGCCATTTCCCGCGGGCTGCTCGGCAGCACTGCAGGGAAGGTCGCCGGGACGGTAGGCGCCGCGGCAATAGCCCCGTCCGCCATCACGGCGCTGGACTACGGCCTCGGAACGAAGGACTACGCAGGGCTGGAGGACGCCGCCATCGACGCAGGGCTCGGAACGGCCACGAACCTCGGCGTGAACAAGGTGCTCGCGCCCAGCATCAGCGCGTTCCTGAACCTCAGGAGCGTGCGTTCCAGACTCCCGCGCCAGGTCGTTTACTTCCTCGAGAACAACACGTCCCCGAAGCAGAAGGGGCTGAACCTCGTCAACGAGGCGAAGGCAAAAATCAAGCTGCACCAGAAAGAAACGGACGCGCAGTACATCGACAAGGTGATGCGCGGAGTGAAACCCGACCGCATGACCCCGGAAGAACTCCAGGCGGCATCCGACATCGTCAACGTGGGCAAGCTCTCCAAGAACAAGACCGCGGTGGACGAATTCACTGAAGGGCTGAACATCCAGCGCGACATGGCGAAGGCCATGCCGGAGACGAAGCGCAGCGTAGCCGACATTATCGACGCCAGCTTCCTGGATGGCGCTCCCGACTACGCGAAGCGCGCCATGGTCAAGAATCCGGAACTGATCGCCATGATGGAGAAGCGCGGCCTGAAGGACTACGCCAAGGACCCGAACACGTACGTGGACGTCCTGAAGTCCTACATCACAAACGAGGCCGGAAACGACGCTGCAGCCCAGAGGGCCCTCTCCAGGTTCGGGGTCGACCCGAAGGACTTCCGCAAGGAACAGGACAAGGCGAGGAAGGACAAGAAGGCATCCTTCGCTGCTTCCGAGATTCTCGGAGGGAGCAGGGGGCCGCTCTCCACGGAGTCCGAGATGTTCATCGAGGACATCCGCAAGAACCCCGGCATCGTGGTGACGGGCCACCCGGACCCGGCCAAGCGCGACGCGTTCAAGATTTGGCTCCTGAAGGAAGGGAACGACCTGCTCCGCGGTACGGCCGCGGCCCGTCCGACCTTCGACGTGAAATAAACCGCCGTGTAGTTTAATTGTGGAAGGACATATGGCAGAGAATCTACTCCAGAAATTCAAGAAATTCGCCCAGCGCTCCCGCGACGCGTACTCCGAGATGTACGACCGCATCCGGGAGGACCGCTCCTTCATGAGCGGGGAAGGGCAGTGGACGAAGGCGGACGACAACTTCATATCGAAGGCACGCAACCGCGTCACGGTCAACGTCCTGGCGAACCAGGTGCACAGCGTCGCGAACAAGTACTCGACATTCCCGTACACCTGGTACACAGGCGACCCGGACATCGACAAGGAAATCGACGACTTCTTCAGCGAGGATTCCAACAGGTTCGCCACCGAGGAGGCGCTCCTCGACGTGGTATCCTTCGGGCTCGGCGTACTGGCGCTCGGCACGGACGAGACCTCCGACGGCCGCAACGTGCCTGTCATTTACGCCGTGACGGACCCGGAACGGGTGATGCTGGATCCTGATAGCACTGAACTTGATGGTAGTGATAGTATGGAGGCCGCACTGGTCGACTACCGCTCCAAGGAATGGATTCGCGTCCACATGGGCGAGGAGTACGTCCCCGACAAGAAGGCGGAGCCGGTCTTCACCGGAGCCTTCAACAACGGATTCTTGATTCCCATCGTGACCTACTACTACCTGGACACCGACGGGTGCCACAGCACGACATTCGTCAACGACAAGGAAGTGGTCAACCGTGGAGAGGACGGAGAGGTGATACCGAACGCCCCGCTACCGATTAAGCGCATCCCAATCTTCCCGGTATTCGGCGAGCGTACCTGGACGGACGACGACAAGCAAATCTACCGTGGCCTGATTGCCAAGGGAAAGACGGTGCAGCGCATCGTGAACTACGCGATGGTGCAGCTCATGGACCGCCTCGCGCTGTCCCCGAAGCCGATGTTCCGCGGCTACATGGAATGCTTCAAGGACTACGACAAGTACTACAAGCAGGCGGGAACCGGAGTGAACCCGATCCTGCCTTCCCAGCGTCTCGCGAACGACAACAAGACGGAGCTGCAGATTCCCGATGTGTACACGCCGAACATCCAGTTCACGGACCTGCAGGGAATCATAGACGGCACCATGAACATGCTCTCGAGCATCACCGGCGTGGACTCCAAGGGCCTCGCCGACAACGAGAGCGAAATCACGGCCACGGCCGTGATGTACACGAGCCAGGTATTCCAGAACAACATCAAGCACTTCTACAGCCACCTGCGCACGAGCTTCAAGGCGCTCGGCGACACGGTGATGGTGCTCATGGGATACCCAGGTAAGAAAATCGACGTGGCGCAGGGACCCGACGCCTACATGCAGAACCAGATCGCCAGGGCGGAGCTCTCGGCGCTCATGAACGTGGTCGAACCTAACCAGAAACGCTCCATCGTGAACGCCATCCTGAAGACGCACCCGGACAACGAAATCCTGGCACAGCTCTACGTCGACCTGAACAGCGTGCCGGAACCGACGCAGATGGAACAGGAGATGGAACAGGTCATCGGCGAGATGAAGAAGGCCATCGAGCAGAAGGACGAGGAAATCATGCGCCTGACAGCACAGGTCGATGACTTCCAGCGCTCCGACAGGAGCCAGGACAAGAACCAGCTCTTCGAGCTCCGCAAGATGCAGCTCGACCACAAGTACGGAATGGAGGATGAAATCCTCAAGGCGCAGCTGGCGTCCGGAGGCGACGCCGACAAGGCGGCCATCGAGGCGGAGCGCGAGCGCATCAAGCTCGAAGCCGCTGCAAAGAAGGCGGCCATCGAGGCGCAGAGCGGACGCATGAAGCTCGAGCACCAGGCCGCTGCGCAGCAGATGGACCTGGAAAACAGGCAGATTGAAATGGACATGAACCTGGCAGACAGGATCTTCGGAGGCAGAGATGATTCGGCTGGCGCTTCCTAATTCTCCGTACATCGTCCCGGAAACGGGGCTCCCGGTCGAAGGCCGCATGAAGGTCTTCCTGCACGATTCCGACGAATACGCGAACCTTTACACCATCGAGGGGGGAGAATACGTCCAGGCCGAGAATCCGCAGCTTTTGCACGCGGGGCTTACCGATTCGACCATCTTCACGGCGCTCGGCGTCTTCGACGTGGTCATCGAGAAGTACATCGGGGCCGAGGGGCAGCTCTCCGTGGACTCCCCGGACACGGACTTCGAGCCGGTCGGAGATTACGAGGTCGGGATGGACTTCGACATCGCGAGCTATTCCAGGAATACCGTGAACACGGTGGAAGAGCTGCGCGAGGTGAATCCGGAACTCGGCATGGTCACGGTCAAGTGGTACGCCGATGAGGGTGACTGCCCGCCGCGCACCTACGTCTGGGACTCCGAAAGCGAGAACCAGGAGGACGGCGGCTACGTCATCGGCTCCGACGTGAGCGACACCGGAAAGTGGATTTTGATGTGGGACGACGAGGTGCTCCCGTGCGGCGTCTACGGCGTGAAGCCCGGGACCGAGGCGAACGTCTCGCTGCTCTTGAGCTACCCGGCCGTGGTCGGCTCGTTCCAGATGGCAACTGCGCCGCGCGTCCGTTTTACGAGAGGAACGTACACGAGCGCAAACACCTGGAGCACGACCAAAGAGATCCTGTTCGACCCGGGCGCAAAGTTTACGGCCGGAGGGTTCGCATGCCCGAAGGTACAGGTCATCGGTACGCGCGACAGCTACGTGGCGGACTTCACGTTCACTGCGGCGGACGCCGTGGCGCATTCCTCGTGGTTCAGGACCGCAGGCGGCTTCTGGAGATGCGGGGCCAGGACGATGGTGATAGACGCCACGAACTACATGGCGGACTTCGAACTCAACGCAAACGTCACACTCCAGAATCGCGTACTCGTGGCACTCGGCCAGCTTGCGACGGTCTACTCCGGCGGGGCGTCCATTACGCTCGACAACGTGGTGGTGCAGGGGCAACCATTCAGGATGGCGTCCGATTTCGTGGTGCTCACCGGCACCGGGTACGGCGACGGCATCTTCACGGGTGCGTCTTCCGCCTGGGACCCCGGCCTCATCAGTGCTGGACACCACGTCCAGTTCTCCATGCAGCCGGAGCTGCAGAAGTTCGAATCCGCACGGCGCTGGTACGAAGTCATGAAGGAACGCAGGGAGAGGGCTCCGTCCATCACCACCGACACGCTGGACTTCGAGAACAGGGCGATGTCGGGGAGCATCGACATGGCGGCGTTCCTGACGCTCAAGAACGTGAGCACGTCCTCGGTCAACGTATCCGGGGCGAGCTGCACGCTCGAGAACGTGAAGGCGGACGTCTACGTGAACTCCTCGTCCAGCACGGCGCTGTTCGTGAACAAATCGGAAATCGTCCTGAAGAGCTGGGACGGCATGGCGTACCTCGGAGGCAACGACAGCGCGCTGATTATCGAAGGAAACACCGGGATAGACCCGGCTGTCTGCGCCATCACGTGGAACGGCGGTAAAATCCAGGGCAAGATATGGATGAGCGACGCGAACGCCGACACCTACGCCAAGGGGCAGCTCGTGTCGCTCAATGGCGTGAGCATCACGCAGCAGTGGCAGTGGCGCCTGAACAGGCTCTCGATGCGCTCCTGTTTCGGGGGCGCCAAGGTGGACCTGCTCCCGTACGTTTCCGGGAGCGACTACGTCTACGAGCTCTCCCTGGTCGACAACATCTTCACGGAGTCCAGCAGGATCTGGTTCACGATGTACGGTACGGCGCAGTCGCCGCACACGGAAATCGCCGGGAAGGTCAAGGCGGGAGTCGTGAACATCACGAGGAACATCTTCCTGGGTTCCGACGAGCACCCGCTGAAGATGCTCCGCTGGCACCCTTTCAGCTTTACGCAGTTCATCGCCGACGACGCGGGAACGTGGACGTACGAGGACAACATCGGGAACTGCCCCGACTGGAAACCTGCGGCCGTGACGAACGGCGCGGGAGTATGGGGCGCATCCGTTACCGGTCCCGACTCGTACCCGTTCTACCTGCGGACGGTACACGAGTACCTGTTCTGCCCGTACCTCCACTACGTGGACGGAGCCGTGGACTACATGAAGGACTCGTCCGGGATGATCCGGATGGGCGAGTGGATCGCCGGATTCCCGTCTCTCGGCAGCGCCAGCAACTTCAAGGTGCTCGGCGGAATCGCCGCGGGGCAGACAGCGCCGGGCGACATGTGGGACGAGGACCTCAACAACATGTTCATCGTAAAATCCGGATTTACGATAGGGTCTGCCATGGGTAGCACGAGCAGCGGTCGCCTGATGTGGCCCGAGTACTAGCGCCCCGTGTAGTTTGATTGTGGAGAAAGATAGATGCTGAGACTTTTCGACCCGACACAACAGTTCCAGGACAGGTCCGGGGCCCTCCTCGTGGGCGGCTCCGTCACCGTGTATCTCGACGGGACGGACGACCTGGCAGAAGTATACAACGACGAATTGCATGCCATGCAGCAGCCAGTGCCCATCGACTCGGACGGGCGCGTGGCCGGACTTTTTGTAAAGGACGACAAGACGTACTGGATGAAGGTGAAGGACCCGTCCGGGAACACGCTGTTCACTATTACCGACATGACGCCGAGCTCGACCCCCGGCAGCATCGACGGCAAGGTCGACAAGGTTGTCGGCGCGACAGCAGGGCACCTGGCGAGCCTTACCGAGGACGGCGACATCGAGGACTCGGGGTTCGGGATTGACGACATCAAAAATTTTCCTTCGTACGTCATCCTCGACAGGACCGCGTCTACCACAACTTTCGCCAAGGTTAAGGAGATTTTCGACTCCGGCAAGATTCCTCTCATTAAAGACGGCTCGTACCTGTTTGCGCCATCTTCGGCGTCCGATTACGGGTACTCATTTTCATGCGTAAGCGATACGTCGCTACGTAGAGTCATAATCAATGGCGCGGGAATCTTTGACTCTAACGGGGATTTCACGCCAATGCGTGTTTTGTTTGTCCGTGGCGGTCTTTCGTCGTCCAACTTGTTCGACTCAATCAAGGGACTCGTAGGAAGCGGCACCTATGTAATTTTGAAACATTTACCGGATTCCGGTCCGGAAAGGTATGCGACATTCGACAGCTATCAGTTCAACGACGACGAGAACGATTTCGCATACTTCAAGTTTGTGGAGCCTTTCGTATATTACGGCTCCAAGGTGTACGGGATAACGTACAAGGAAAACGACATCATCATCGACTACGGCGCCGAAACGGAGCGCACGGACTTCGGGGCGGTCATTTCTCCGAGCGACATCGCTGACGAAGACGTAGAGCACGGTTCAAGGACGATAGTCTGCGAAATAAAGGGTATGCAATTCCGTTGCGCTTACCATACTAAGCAACAGACTACCGGTTCTCAGTTCTTTTTCGATATAGTAGACAAGGACTATGCGGACGACTGGTCCGAATCGCCCGTGACCCTCTATGACATGCAGAGCTTCATCTACTATCCGTTCCGCAGTACTAACAGCACCCAAGCCGTAAGAGATAATTGGTACGATTTGGTAACGCAAATTGATGGTGCTCATGGTGGAGCAACCTTGTCGTTCACGTGTGGCGATTACCGTATTCCGTGGTATACATATGTCGGCGAGCCGTTCGACATGGAAGGCTGGGTCAAGGCGGTAAAGGGCGGTCACTACATGCTGTTCCATTACAGGATAGACGGCAGGTACACAGGGGACAAGATAGGGTTTAAGGTCACTCTCATTGACGAGGGCGCCGTATAGCAGGCATTAACAATCAACCGAGCCGGGAGGCTCAAGAGGTAAGAATATGGCATACACAAGGACAATGAACGGCAAGGTCCCACAAGTTCTGCAGGAATTGCACTTCGACGAGACCCCGACACCGGGCTCGCTCAACCCGGTCACGTCCGGAGGCGTGGCAGAAACACAAGGCGCCACCGACAAGAAACTCGCGGAACTCTCTGAACTGTTCTTTTTGAACGCGAAGAACCTAGAAGTGCCGAGCAAGAAGGCAAGGGTCGGCTACGCGCTTTATGTGGACTCAGACGGAAACAAGCATTTCATCTGCGACAAGTCGATCGACGCCGCCTCCATCCCTGAGGGGTGGGAGTTCGTCGGCATCGTAGCTCTCCGCGAAGGTGACAAGGCCACAATCCTCTACAAGACCGAGAATGCCTCCGTGAAGTGGGCTTCGATGTGGCTATTTAAAGTGAATGGCCTGAAGCTCGACGGAACGGATTCCTTCGTGCTCCAGCAGGGGCCGACATCCGGCTCCACTCCGGTTGAAATCGGCACGTTCACGGCTTCTGAATCCGCCACCGACCTCGACACGCTCGTTTCCGAGCTCGACACGTGGCTCCGCGCCAACACTACCGCCGATGGCGCGATGGCCGACTACAACTGGCACGCGGAAAAGCACGCGGACAAGTACGGCGTGGACGCCTGCTTCATCGTGGTGGACAATATCAACTACCAAAGCCGATTTACTCCGATTAAGTCCAGCACTAGCGGAGCTACGGCTCCGCTGTATATGTGGGATTGGTGCGGATTCATTAC